CATCGACGAACTTACAGATGTTAAATCAGCTATAAAAGCCGTTCTCTCGTCTCAGAGTTATGAGATGGATGGGCGCAAGCTCACTCGTGCTGATTTGGAGATGTTGCAAAACCGTGAAGAGCGTCTCGAAGATAAAATCCGCAAATATGGACCAAACTACGATATCACTCAGGACACTACCGCCCCTCGTCGCGGTATCCGTGTGAAAAAGGCGGTATGGTAATGAAAAAACCTACCGTAACCCCTAATATCATCGACAAAGCCGTTATGTTTATCGCTCCAGAATGGGGAGTATCACGCATACAGTCACGGATGAAATACGAATCTTTGGCTATGGGCGGGTATATCGGTGCCGATACCTCACGCCGATCGATGCGCTCTGCGAATGCTATCGTCGGTTCATCCGACACCGATGATCTCCCATCTCTCGAAAAACTTCGAGCAATTTCGCGTGATATGTACCGAAATGCACCTATCGTACACGGTGCAACCGATACGATCCGCTTTAACGTGCTTGGATCAGGGTTAACTGTACAGTCGGATATCGACCGTGAGTTTTTGGGGCTTTCCGAAGAGGATGCTAGAGCATGGGAGATGAACGCAGAGCGAATATTCCGTTTTTGGGCTGATTCTGAAAACTGTGATGCGGAACGAACGTCAAACTTTTACGAGATCCAAACCATCGCGTTGATGGGTGCTCTTATTAGCGGTGATGTCTTTGCCGCCCTTCCGTACATCAAACGTGACGGTTCCCCTTTCTCTCTCGCTATTCAATTGATTGAAGCGGATCGATGCTCAAACCCAAATAGTGGAATGGACTCTGAGACCATCGCCGGAGGGGTAGAGGTAGATGCGTTCGGCGCTCCTACTCACTACCATTTTAGCAAATATCATCCCGGTGGGTTGCGTTTATCGAATGATTGGAAAAAAATCCCTGTATTCGGCTCGAGCGGTAGACGTAACATCCTCCATGTTTTTGAAAAAGTTCGTCCGGGGCAACGTCGCGGGGTTTCTATCCTCGCTCCGATCATCGAACCGCTCAAACAGTTCACTGATTACACTCATGCTGAACTGACTGCTGCGGTGGTGAGCGGGCTATTCACCGTGTTTATCAAAAGTGAATCGGGCGGTGTCAATATCGATATGGAAGATGAGAACGGCGGAAGCGGTGCAAATGTCGATCACGATGAGCTCAATCTATCGGCTGGGGCAATCCTCGGTCTCGCACCGGGTGAGACAGTCGAAACCGCAAACCCAAATCGACCAAATACAGCGTTTGATCCGTTTACTCAGGCGATTTTAAAACAAATCGGGGCCGCGCTAAATCTTCCGTTTGAAGTGTTGATGAAACATTTCAGCTCATCCTACTCTGCAAGCCGTGCCGCACTTCTTGAAGCGTGGAAAATGTTCCGAGCACGCCGTACATGGTTTGCAAAAAAATTCTGTCAACCGTGTTACGAAGCGGTACTTACCGAAGCGGTACTGATCGGGCGGATAAGTGCTCCCGGATTTCTCGAAGATCCGATGATCCGAAAAGCTTACTGTCAATCATCGTGGAAAGGACCAGCTCAGGGTCAGCTTAATCCGGTAAATGAAACCAAAGCGGCGGATATGCGTGTCGAATCAGGGTACAGCACTCGAGCGGCAGAAACGGCAGAAATGACCGGAACCGATTTCGACCAAAACATTAAACGCGCTACCGTGGAAACCAGACAGATGAAAGATTCTGGGTTATTTGAGCTCAAATACACGACAGCGGCTATCGAACAGGCAAAAATCGATCAAGGGAATGAACAATGAGCGCAATTTTAAACGCAATGGCAAATCAGCCGTGGATGATGATGCCTGATCGTCTGGAGATGATGGCGAGAATAGCCAAACGTGAGCACGATGTGGAAGCACTCGCGGCGAAAGTCGGGACAAAACTCGATAATACCCGCAGTGTTGAGATGCGCGGGAGTATCGCAGTCATTCCCGTTATTGGGGGGATTTACCGTTATGCGAATCTTTTTACCGAGTTTTGCGGCGGAACCTCCACAGAGATGCTCGCTAAGGACATCATCACGGCAGGGGATAATCGTGCGGTGAGTCACATCGTTTTTAATTTCGATACTCCCGGAGGTCAGGCGGCGGGAATCGCAGAACTATCCGAGCTAATTCGAAAAGTCAGTGAAAAAAAACCGGTTATCGCTTACGTCGATGATTTGGCGGCATCTGCTGGGTATTGGTTAGCAAGTGCGTGTGACCATATCGCCGCTTCTAAAACGGCAATGGTAGGAAGCATCGGTGCAGTGTATTCGTTTCGTCTATTTGACGACGGCAGCGAGAAGATCGAGATCGTCTCGTCCGTAAGCCCGAAAAAACGTCCTGACATCAAAACCGATGAAGGGAAAAGTCAAATTCAGGCGTGGGCGGACAAGTTAGGCGATATTTTCGTCGAAGATGTCGCCAGAAATCGAGGTGTCACCGTAGAAGAAGTTTTGAAAAACTTTGGGCAGGGTGATCTTCTCATCGGTACCGATGCTCTAGAAGCAGGGATGATCGATGAAATTACAACATTCGAGGCTCTGATAGCAGAGCTTCAATCTTAGAAGAAGGAGTACTGATGATGTACAAAGACGCAGACATTACGGCCGCGATGATTCAGGAAAAATTTCCTAGCGTAGCTGCTGAAATCGTTGCAAATAGTATTAGTTCAGGGGATATTTCCCCAATTACGGCGGAGACAATCCGTACAAGTCACCCCGATATCGTAGCAGCTATCGAGAGCGAAGCACGTGCAAACGTCGAAGCATCGATCACTACGGCGGTAACTGCTGAGAACGCTCGTATCGCATCAATTCAGGCTCTATCACAACCTGGATATGAGAGCATCATCACTGCAGCGTTGGCTGATACATCGGTTGGAGCCGATCAAGTGAAGATCCAAATGTTCGATGCGATTAATGAAAAACGAACCTCTACTGCTTCACTGCATAGTGCTGATGGTGCGTCTTTGGGTCAAGACTTGATCGAATTGGGCGGAGGTTCGGCGGATGGCGGTGATACAAATGTATCTGATGATGAAAAAGCGGCGGCAGCAATGGCTGAGGCCGGCAAAAAAGCACGAGGAGAAATGTAATGGCTGAAACATATACACCCGACAATCTGATTGCCGGAGAGACACGAACGGTTTGCGACATCGTAACGATCGCATCAGGTGGGGCTGCACTTAAACGTGGTGCTGTTCTCGGGAAAATTACTGCGAGCGGAAAATACATTTTGTCTGCTTCTGCTGCGGTTGATGGGAGTCAAACCCCTGATGCTATTTTGGCAGAGGATTGTGACCCGAGCGCGGCTGATGTTACAAGTGTAGCGGTTTATATAAAAGGTGAGTTTAACGCAAATGCATTGAGCTTCGGGACAGGGCATACCGCCGCTACGGTCAAAGAACCGCTTCGCGATGCCGGTATCTATATCAAAACAGCCGTAACGGCATAAGGGGTAAACGATGGCAATCAGTATTTTTGCATCACGTGCTATGGCGGCGGCTATGCGCCAAGATAAAAAAACAGGGACATTTCTTCTTGATGTGTTGTTTTCAAAAGTTGACCCTAAAATCGGTGAAATGGTAGATATCGATATCATCAAGGGCAAGCGCCGTATGGCCCCATTCCAATCCCCGCGCGTAGAGGGAAAATTGGTCGAAAAACTTGGTAAGACTACAAACAGTTACAAACCTGCTTATGTAAAACCTAAAAAAGAACTCGATGCAGAGATCATCGTAAACGCACGTGGAGAAGGTGAATCTGCATACTCACTTCAATCTCCTCAAGAACGTGCCAGCATCATGTTAGCAGCTGAACTCAATGACCTCGAAGACATGATCATCCGCCGTGAAGAGTGGATGTGTGCCCAGCAGCTTGTCAATGGGTATGTCGATGTCGTCGGCGAAGGTGTTAACTACCGGATCGATCTTCTGATGGATTCAGATCATAAGATCACATTGACCGGAACCGATATCTGGACCGATGCCGGATCAAACCCGAACAGCGATATCAGTGATGGTGTAAATCTGATCTCGAAAGATGCCGGAATCTCAGCAAACATTATGGTAGGAAATACCACTACGATGGATGTGTACGTTAATCATGCAAAAGTAAAGGATACGCTAAATACTCGCCGTATCGACATGGGTATGATCAAACCGGAAGACATGGGTGATGGCGTATCGTACTACGGATATATCACTGCCAACGGTAAACAGATCGATTTGTATGGGTATGATAACTGGTATATCGACGACAGCGGAGTAGAGCAACCTATGATCCCGGACGGTCAGGTGGTAATCACATCGACAAAAGCCGATTTCCGACGCCATTACGGTGCGATCAAGGATAAAAAAGCCGGTTATGCCGCTATCCCGCGTTTCCCTAAAACCTGGGATGTAGAAGACCCTGATGTTACATGGTTGATGGTTCAATCAGCCCCGCTCCCTGCAGCGCACCAGATCGATGCAATCGTCTCCATTAAGGTCTACTAATGGAAGCGATTAAACTCCTGAATTCCGCCAAAGTAGACGGAAAACTGCGTAAGGCAAAAGAGGTGCTAACCGTCGGAAAAGGCAAAGATATCGACGTCAAAGACGCTGAATTCTTGATCAAACACGATGCAGCGGAAGAGACGGTTAAGCCTTCAACGTCCCAAGCATCTCCAAAGGGCGATGAACTCTCTGTCGAAGAGATGGCAGAGCTCGAAGATTTGAGCCAGCTCAAAGTTGATGATCTGAAAAAGGTGTGCGGATACTTCGGTCTAGAAGGGTATAAAAGCCTAAACAAAGATGATTTGATCGCTCTGATCGAAGAACACCGTGGCGCTATCGACATCGATAAGATGGACGAAGATGCTCTGCGTGAGCTGGCAGAAGAAGAGGGGATCACACTCCCAGATGATGCGGATATCGAAACGATCCGCAAGATCATCGCAACTAGTCTCGGAGAATAACAATGAGCCTAAAAGACCAGCTCGTATCTGACATGGAAAACGTGTTTATGAACTCTAATGAGTTTGCCGACTCGGTAACGATAGATGGTACGCCAGTATCAGGGTTTTTGCTCGAACAATCCGGTGAGTATGAAGAGTTGGTCAATGTGCTCAAAGTTGCTTCAACGACATTGGTTACGCCTGACTCAGTGATCGTTGCGAAAGGGAAAACATACGGTGTTTCAAGCGGTCCACATGATGATGGTTTTGGATCGGTAACAGTCATTTTAGGTACACCTGTATGATTGGCGAAAACGATGTAAAAACACGTATCAATGATGTGATTCGCCCTATCGTGAAGACGGCGGATGTTTTCGTATTCCGACGTACACCAATGGCATCAGCACTAAAAGAGATTGTCTTTGCGGTTAAGGTAAAGCGCGATGCAGACATCGGAGAATCAATGGTTGATGCGTTGATGACACTAGGCAATGCGGGTGATCTTAATTTCCCTGAGAAGATCGAGTTCGCCGAAAGTACACTCGATTTTAATGATGGGTTGGAACACGAATATTTCATGGTCAAAGCGACGCTTTGGTCGGGGGTCTAATATGAGAAAAAAAACGGAAGAAACAGATGAACTGGTGACACTGACGATCGAGGATCATACTACGATTGAGATCGAAAAAGTCAAATACAGCGGAACGGTAACGGTCGATGCGGCCACCGCCGAAGCGCTCAAAGAAACAGGAAAGGTAAAAAACGATGGCGACTCAGAAAACGCTTAAAAACACTACTCTTGTCAAGTTTGGAGGGTCCCCGCTAGCTGCAAACGTCATCACGACAAATGGGGCTGTTTTCATAAATCCAAAAGTAAGCTCAGGCGATTATCAAGATATGGGCTCAGGGACGATGGGAGCTACAAAAACATATATTGATAAAGAGCATGTCACAGCAGAGTTCGATATCCCGGTACAGATGAAAAAAGCACCGGCTCTTGGAACTGCTCCTAGCATCAGCGAACTTCTAAAAATCTGCGGACTCTCAGAAACAATTGTTACTGCGACAAGCGTTACATATGCTCCAGGAGGAGCAAATGAGGGAGGCGGACAGATCAAAGGCTATACCGATGGATATGTTCGAAATGTTTTCGGAATTTTTGGAAATATGAAAATCAGCGGGAAAGTAGGGCAGCCATTAAATGCTACATTTTCATTAAAAGGGGCAATGACATCTCCTGAGTCTATTCAGGAAAATAATCCGGCTGTTACACTTGATATCAATACTGCACCAATCGTATCGAAAGTAACAGTATTAACTGTAGGTGGAACACAGCTGAATGCCGACAGCTTCGATCTTGACCAAGGAAATGTGATCAAAGAGCTGTATGCGATGGATTTGTCGAGATACGATCTCAACGATTTCGACCCTACCATCACAATTACTGCGGTGAAAGTGAAGGGTACTGACGAAGCTGCATGGACTGATTATATCAACGGTTCGGTTCGTGCAATCATTATCCAGGTTGGTGCATTAGGTGGACAAATAGAGATCAATATCCCATACGCAAAACTCAAAGATGTTTCTGAATCTGATGATTCAGGAGATGTAAAAATTTCCAGAACATTCCGGGCAGAAGCATTGAATGGGAATGATAACTATACGATCACTTACAAGTAATCACGAGGGGTTAGCCTTCCCCTCACCATGAAAAAAGGCAATGAATTTTTTGATCAAAAAATTTCCCGCGGGAAAATCCAACAAAAAGGCAAAAAAATGGCATTGTTTACTATTTTGGCAATATCGCTGATTATCGATGAGACTACATTTAACGTGACGGTTTCAAATCTGAAAAAAGAGCAACAGGAAACTCTGAAAGAGAAATTTGGCTCATTTGATTCCGAGTTCAAAGAACGGAGCGAGCTCGAAAACAAACTCGGTCGCATGATCGAGCGATACCAGCTGCTCAAAGCCGATGGGCAAAACAAAACGGCTCTCGAACTTCTCGATCAGATCGAATCGATCGAAGCAAAAATCGCTCCGAAGAACATGGATGAGACCGAATCAATGCTCAACGAGATGTATCAGGCTCGATTCCTGATGATCGTATCCGGTGAAGACAAACAGCGGCTAAAAAGTTATATCGATGAACATAACATCGGGTATTTCACCGTAGTAAAAGAGATCGAACGTCTCGCTGCAGAAGCACGCAAGGGAAAGTAGAAAGGCTTAAACGGTTCGCAAGGGAATTTGGAAAAGGGCAGAGCTATTTTCACCTATCCGAAGATTTGGATCGGCTAGATGATGATGCAGTATTTATCCCAGAGTGTGAGAGCGAGGCAATGATTAGCGACTGTTTCAACATGTCGATTCAGAGATCGTTCGACGGTCCAGTAATTGATTATGAAATAGTCAGGGATTATGTGAAACGAACAGATGATGATCCGGTAGAGGTATATCGTGTGCTGAGGGTTATGCTATCTAAACTCAACGGATAAAGAAGAACCAAAACGCCATTATAGCGATCAAAAAAGGTGCCGTAAAACCGATTGCGGCTGTTCTAAAAAGAGAAAATAAATATTTCATGGGAGGCAGTATATGGAAAAAGAGCTTAGAATAAACCTTAATACCGTTGCTGACCTTAAAGGGATAGACAGTATTAAGCGAAGCTTCTCTGAATTAGAACGAGAGTCACTACGCGCGGCATCTTCTCAGCGCTCTATTTCCTCTGCCACCTCAGATGCCTCCAGATCGGTAGACCACCTGAGTGAACGTATCGGATTTATGGGGCATGCCTATGTCGGTTTTCAGGCAGTAATGGCAGGATCGTCCTATATGACCGATCTAACCAAAGATGCGATTCGCCAAGCAGATACATGGAACCTGTTAGAGGGACGTTTACGCCTTGTCACAGATTCCACACAGCAGCTCGTATCGGTGCAAGCAAATCTATTTGATATTTCGCAATTAACACGATCGAGTTATGAATCAACTACAAATTTATATACCAATTTGGCGACATCTATGGGGCAGATGGGGAAATCTCAAGAAGAGATTTTAAGAACTACACAAACAGTAAATGAAGCAATTGCAATATCAGGTTCAAATACGCAAGAAGCGGCTGCTGCAATGCAACAGCTCGGGCAAGCGTTCGGGAGTGGGAAACTCCAAGGCGATGAATTAAAATCTATCCTTGAAAATGCAAAAGGATTGGCGCAAGCGATTGCTGATGGGATGGGAGTGCCAATCGGTAAGCTGAAAGATTTGGGGGCAGAAGGGAAAATCACATCTGAAGTTTTGGCTACTGCATTGGCAAAAATGGCAGGTGAAATGGATAGTAAGTTCAGCAAGCTTCCTGAAACCGTAGGTCAGTCAACGATGAAGCTACAAAACCAAATAGGGCTTACAATCCACGAATTTGACCAAATGCATGGGGTTACAAAATCGATATCTGAAGCTATCAATGATGTTACAAAAACATTATCAGAGCATGGTGATCAAATCGGAGATTATGTCAGCTATGTCGGAACAGCTGTAGCTGCCATTATCGCATGGAAGGTAGGAACTGTAGCCCTTAACAGTGCCCAAAAACTGCATGATGCTTATGTAGCTGCTTCTACCGTGTCTACAACCGCATACAGTATCGCTACAAATACGACAACTACATCAGTGACAACATTGACTGCTAGACAGGTAGCTGCCAATGCCGCGCTTGGCGCATGGAATCGACTTATAGCAGTTAACCCATATGTTATTGCCGGTGCAGCGATCATCGGTGTCGGGCTCATACTTAAAAACCAAGCTGACGAGATGCGTGAATCAGTACGAAGAACTGCGGTTGATGTAGAGAACCTGAGCGCAAAAGCATTGCAGGCTAAAGTCACTTATGAAACTATGCAACTGGATGCAGTGAATAAAAGTATTTCAGATCCATCGGTAATGAAATCATTATTTGGAAATGAACGGATTGATTTGCATCGGAAAGCTCAAATAGAGCAGAATCTTAGAGCATACGGGTCACAGCTCCAGAAACTGCATGAGGAAGCGAACAAACCCTTATCAGGAAGCGGTAAACCAACAACAAACCTCCCTACCGAAAAAGAACTAAAATCCGCTGCAAAAGCCGCTGAAGAATACGCCAAAAACTACAAATCGCTTCAGGATACTGTGTTTAATATCGGGGCATCGGACCACGATAAAGCGATCAAACAGATCGAAGATCAGGCAAAAGTATGGCGTGATCAGAAGCTCCCTGAAATAGAGATTACCAAGTATGTATCCGAAGCCAAAACAGCACTCAACCGAAAAGAGCTAGATGAACTCGGAAAAATGATGACATCGGCCCGTCAGGAAAAAGAGAAAGAGTGGAAAGAGTCCGATGAAAAAGACACTCAGGCAACGTTTGATCGTTGGTCAAAGAGCAAAGATGCCCTGATCATGTACTACGATGCTATTGGGAATACATCTGATAAATTCGCTATCGAAGAATCTGAAAAGATGCAGAAGCTAGCTGAAGCCGGGATATTGTCAAATCAACAAATGTTGGCAATATGGGCAAAAGATAATGAAGAGTTCCAAAAGTCAGAGTTTGAAAAAAACAATGCGGGTATGATCTCATTTTTCAATGATATACATGAAGCAATGAATAATCAGATTTTTGATGCTATGGTCGGAAAATGGAACAGCTTCGGAGACTGGTTAAAAGACTTCTGGGGTTCGCTTACGACATCTATCGCTCGGGCGGCATCGTCTCAACTATCGAACGCATTGATCGGAGGAATCCAAAACTTCGTGATCGGATCACCGGGACAGTCATCTGGGTTAGCGCGATTGTTGACCGGTGCGGTAGGGGTCGGGGCTACGCTATCTGCGGATGAGATTGCACAGCTCGGCGGTACGGCGGGTACTGCTTTCACCACCGGAGGAGGCACGGCGGTCGATGCGGCAGGACAGATCACGGCTACCGGATCGGATATCATGAGTATCGCTTCGTCAGTCTCTTCGCTGAAAACGGCGTATGATGTTCTTAGCGGTGGGTTGTCTGCTTCCATATCGGACGCTTTCGCTAGTGGGGCGTCTACTATATATAATCTAACCGGTTCATCATCTTTGGCAGGGGGAATAGGAAACTTTGGAGCTGGGATTGCTAACCCATTTACAGACTTTGGAGTTTCTAGTTCATGGGCGCAGGGTGCAGGTTCAATGCTCGGTGGCGCTGCTATCGGTGGTTTAGGCGGATATGCTATCGGCTCACTCGGTGATATGCTATTCGGTGCAAATACAAAAGCGGGGACATACGGTGCTATCGGAGGTGCTGTTGGATCATTGGCTGGACCGATAGGAGCTATCGCAGGTGCAGCATTAGGATCACTTATTGGCGGTTTATTTGGTACAACAAAGAAAGTAGATAGCGGATTATATTTCCAAAATGATACAACATCTACCAAAGGTCTAAATTCAATTGAAAACTATTTAGACACAGAAAAGAAATCATGGTTTGGTGATGGTGCAAATTCTGATTATTCAGCTATAACCGATTCTCAAAAACGTTCAATAGAGGGTATTTTTAAATCGTATGACTACCTTTTAACCCAACTTGGAAGCACAAAAAATATCGTCCTTAAAGCGAGCCGATATACTGCCGAAACTTTTCAGGATGAGATTGCTAAAGGGTTCATATCAACTTATATGGGAATCGAGCAACACGCCTCAGAGTACCTTTATTCCCGTAACGGTCTAGTTTATAAAAAATACAACGATACCGAAGAGATGACCAAAATATACAATATGTGGTCAGAGTACGCGAAGTCAGTCGATAAAACGGTTATGCAAGCCCTAACCGACTCAGTCAATACATTTATACAGTCAACCCGTGACTTCACCGTATGGGAGCTTGAACGTTCAGGAAACACGACCGAAGCGCTACGACAAAAAGCACAGTGGCTTCAATCAGATTTCCAGAATCTCGAAAGTATGATGGGCGTTACTGGTGTAACAGTAGAGAATTTTACATCACTATACGAAGATGCGATTAAATCCAGCCTTGACCCGACTACGATCACGCAGTGGCAATCACTCGGTTCCGCTCTACAATCGGCAACAGATGCTCAGGATGCGTATAACAAATCATTGACTGATAGCGCATTATCAAACTTTAATACGCTTGCATCTTCATATAGTGCATTATCAACTACGATAACCAATGTTCAAGGAATGATCGACGAAATCAACGGCGTAACCATGACGCTTGACAAAGCGGGTTACGACCCAGATAAGATCATGCAGGCGTACAACGCTCAGACTGCAGCGATAACTGCACAGCACACCACGCGACTCGACGCACTTAATACCGAGATGGAGAGTATCAAGAAAATCGCCGATTACTCTAAAACGCTTAAAAACTCCGCACAGTCTCTACGGTATAGCGCACTGACCGACAACGCAAAATTTGAGTATTCGACCTCGACTCTTAATGCTTTGATATCTTCGGCCACCGGAAAGCTATCTACCGGAACCGATATCGCAGATGAAGTATCTCGCATCACCGATCTATCAGGAAACTATGCACAGCTAGCCCAAGGGTACTACGCTACCCAAGCCGAGTATGACTATGCAATCGGGGCGATGGCAAATAAGATTGAGGCATTGGGCGGAAGCGGCGGAAGCCATTCCGATTTATCCGATATCGAAGCGGCAATCCTAGCTGAAACCGATAGCACCACTGCGGCACTCGATGCGCTTAAATCCGAATCTATCTACAGACTGCAGAGCATCATAGATACTACATCGAACGCACAGCAAGGTATAGCCGATCAGCTCAACTCTATGCTCGATGGATATACTACATTCTGGGGGGATGGAAGCCCGATAATTGAACAGTTAAAAGCCATTCTTAGTGCTATTGGTATGCAGTATAAAATTCCTACTACAGGATCAGGGTCAGGTTCGAATAATAGTGTAATAAGCTCTACATATGATTCAATTCTAGGAAGAACTCCTGATGCTGGAGGTGCAACGTTTTGGGATTCTAAAATATCATCAGGCGACCTTAGTATCTCAAATATAGGAACAGCTATAGGAGCGGCAGCAGTTTCAAACGGTGAAATCAGTACAGCTCAATATGTAGCTGATTTGTATACACAAGGTCTTGGAAGAGCACCAGATGACAGCGGATTAGCTTATTGGACAAATGCAGTTAACTCCGGTCAATTAAGTGTAGACCAGCTCGCATCAACTTTTTCATCATCTGCATTAACCAATGGGGAGACTTTTCATCCATTTGGTGATGGTGGGATAGTTACAAAACCTACATTGGCTCTTATTGGAGAACGTGGATACCCTGAAATTAAAAATGATAGTGGTGTTATACCACTTAAAAATCCAAATGATCCTCTTGGAGGACAAGCAATTGTCGCAGAGCTCAAAGCATTACGCGAAGAGGTGGCAAAGCTCCGTGAGGAAAATAACCAATACGCAAAACAAACTGCTCAGAATACCAAACCGTCGAGGTACGAATAATGTTCAGCTTTGTAGAACTTGATCAAGTTGCTCTCAGTGTTACGCATAACGATGCGGTGTACACAAAAAAATACTTCAAACCGGCTATATCGATCACCGGGGTAACGGATGAGTCCCACGCCAATTATGATATCAATACGGCGTATGTAGAGGGTGGGTATTGCATCGTCCCTGAGCTAAAAACGATCTATCGTGCCAAAGGACCGTCGCAGGGTTCAGCATCCGATAACTTCCCCCCTGCCTATCCGAATCTATGGACAGATTTCGGACCCGTTAACAGTTATCGGATGTTCGCCAGCGATGAAAACATCGGATCAAAAACTACTGGGACGGATATGGTAGTCGAACTTGACTTCAAACGCTCCAACACGTTCGCACTGGTCGATACCGAGTTTATCAGCGTCACCGTTGAACATATCGATGCCAACACCACAGAGGTGATCCATACCGAGACGATATCGGGGAAAGATATCGGGTGCCTATCATTATCTCAGTATTACTACGGTCGTAAAAAACCGCGCAAGCGTGTGATCCGAACAGGGCTTAAATGGCTCCCACGCTCGACACTTCGCCTGACATTCTCAGGGGCTGCATCGATCGGAGCTATGGTCTATGGGAAGCGGGAGGATATCGCCATAACCCTCATGGGTACCAAACTCACCCCCGAGTCTAATTCCAAAATCAGCACTAACGCGATCACCGGGTTTAGATCGGTAATTCGTTATGGCGTGTTACGTGTCCTCGATGCCAAAATAGCATTCGATACCAAAGACTACAGCGTAACCGCAGAGCGACTGGTAGAGATCATGGATAAAAACATGCTCTGGATTCCGACGACGAAAGATAGATTCAGCGCGATGATCACGATCGGGTATATCGAACGATGCCCACTTCCGGTCGATAACATGGACAAGGTGCTCACCGAAATCACAATTATAGGAGTTTATTAATGACCGTATTACCACCTATCAACCCATATACCGGGACGATGCCGGATCCAGCTACTCAGAGTGAGGATGAGTACGCTGACAATGTATATCCATGGATGATGTATTTAAAAACATCGTATATCCCTCAGATCGAAGCTTTGCGGGTAGCGCAGAACACACTATCGGGTGAGATACAAGCCGCTTCAGATTCGGCAAGTGGATCAGCTATATTAGCGGGTGATTGGGCGTCAAAAGCGGTAGGAACTGTTGACGGTGTTAACTACTCTTCAAAATATTATGCCTTATCTGCCGCACAAAATGCTACCGATGCACAAAATGCAAAACTCGCAGCTGAAGCAGTATTTGATGCAATAGATGACCGATACTTGGGGCCAAAAATGACCCCACCAACAGTAGACAATGATGGTAACCCGTTACAATCCGGGGCAGAATATCTAAACATTTCAACTACTCCGAATATCTTATATATTTGGGATGGTGGATTATTAGAATGGGTATCAAGAACGTACATACCTACCGCACATGGTTCACTGACCGGGCTAGAACTAGATCATCACCCGCAGTATCATAATGATACGCGTGGGGATGCTAGATATGTAAAATTATCAGGCGATAATACTATGACAGGGGAACTCACTCTCAAAGAAACGACCGATAACGTCTACGCCTTATCAGGTACAGAGATTGACCCCGCAAACGGCATGATTCAAACCAAGATACTTTCAGGAACTACAACTCTTACAGAAGTTTTAACAACTGGTCAGATCGTTTATCTACATATTACAAAGGGTGCAAATACACTTAACTTCCCAACAATTACTTGGATTGGTGGGACTCCTACAGTGACTGGAACGGGTGTAAGTTGTTTTGTCGTCTATAAGATTGGCACAACACTCTTTGGTTCATATTTAGGTGAAGCATAATGAATACTACTAAGTTGCTGATGGCTAAAGGGGCTACAAATCCAACTGCTGGCGGAGATAGTAGTGCAGTATTCTCGGCATACTTAAGAACTGGTACTGGTGCAGACATAGTAACTACCACTGGTATAGATATGACACAAGGCTATATGCTCTGGTCAAAAGGTAGAAGCGGTGCAACAGACCATGCAATCTATGACAGTGCTAGAGGAGTTACTAAGGATTTAGTCTCTAACTCAACAGCGGCAGAAACTACTCAAACAACTGGACTAAAATCAGTAAGTACTACGGGGCATACTATCGGTTCATTAGCAAAAATGAATACAAGTGGGGCGACTTATGTAGACTGGGTTTTTAGAGAAGCACCAAAGTTCTTCAAGAAAACTACTAAACTACATACTAACGGCACAGCCTCGACAGTAGATTTAACGTCACTCGGTACTGTAGGTATGGTGACGGTTAAGTCGACCATTGGACCATCCAACTGGTTTACATGGCACCGATCTCTTACGACTAGTAATAACCTAAAGCTAAACCTAACGGATGCTGAGAGTACAACCAATGCGTACCTATCAGTAAGTGGCACAACGCTAACTATTGCTTCAACTGCACCATCAGATACCTATGTAGTGTACGCTTGGGCGCATGATACAAGTACTGATGGGGTTATTCAGTGTGGAAGTTTTACAACGGATGGTAGTGGAAATGCTACGGTGAATCTTGGGTGGGAGCCACAGTATTTGACTTTTAAATGCTCGAATGCTTCTGAGAACTGGATTACTCTTGATAGCATGAGAGGGTTTACTATGGGTTCAGATGCTTATCTGAACCCAAATACATCAGGAGCAGAAGGAACTACAGCCTTAGCTAATCCAACTGCAACTGGTTTTATTGCTACATGGACGCCAAATCAAACCTATATCTACATGGCAATCCGCAGACCGAACAAAGTTCCTACAAGCGGGACTGAGATTTATAATGCTATTACATGGACAGGAAATAGTGCAGCTAGGCAAATATCAGGGGTGGGATTCTCACCAGATGCTGCTTTTATACGTGATAGATCTGCTACTACGGGTTATAGCTTTGTAGTCCAAGATAGGCTACGTGGGGCTGGTAATGAACTACAAACATGGAATACAGGAGCCGAATTCACGGGACTAAATAATTGCTTAACCTCGTTTACTATGGATGGAGTCGCCTTGGGAGACGATGCCTCCAATCACGGGTATAACGTCAGTCCTAACCCTGAAATTGGTGAATTCTTCAAACGAGCTAAAGGATTCTTCGATATTGTTTGCTATACAGGCACAGGAGTATCAAGAACAGTTAACCATAATCTAGGGGTAGTTCCTGAGTTGATTATTGTGAAAGGCAGAATAAACACTAACAATTGGGCTGTTTCAGATCCAAAAAATGGATGGACCAATTATTTATCTCTTAATACAACAAATGCAACTAGTGCCTATGTTGGACTATGGAATGATACAACTCCGACCAATACAGTTTTTTCATTGGGTGATAGTGGTGGTGTTAATCAATCAGCTAATACCTATGTAGCCTATCTATTCGCAACGCTAGCGGGGGTCAGTAAAGTAGGTTCCTACACAGGAAATGGTACAAGCCAAACTATTAATTGTGGGTTCTCAACTGGTGCAAGATTTATCCTTATTAAGCGGACTGATAGTACAGGTGACTGGTATATTTGGGACACTACCCGTGGCATAGTCGCAGGAAATGACCCTCACTTATCCCTCAATACAACTGCTGCGGAAGTTACTACGGATGATAGTATCGATCCTGATGCAAGTGGGTTTATCGTTAATCAGGTAGCAGCTACAAATATCAATGTGACAAGCGCATCTTATATTTATCTTGCAATAGCTTAAAGGAGTAACAAATGAGTAACTGGTACAAAGACGGACAAGAGTTTACAGAGAATGAGGTAGCAGATTTACATCCTAATACGATTAGACCATTCAACCCTGCTGATTTGGGATATACGGCTATCCTAGAGACCCCGAAACCTGCTATTACTGATCTACAAGTAGCTTATATAGACGGTTCAGAGATTGATACTCTAGGTAATAGAGTTAGAGTATGGTCAGTTCAAGATAAATTCTCAGATTATACAGACAAAGATGGTATATTGCACACCAAGGCGGAGCAAGAATCGGCGTATCTTGAAGCGCAACGTAAGGCGATGGTTCCTCCATCAATCACAAAATGGCAAGCAAAGCTCGTATTGCTTGATATCAATATGCTTGCAACAGTTCAGGCGATCATCGATGCTAATCCTGCAAAGCAAATCGTATGGGATGGGGTAACAACATTTGAGCGCTCCAATGGTCTAATAACACAAATAGGCGTATCGTCTATGGCATTATCGGATGAACAGATCGACAAAATGTTTATTGCGGCCAATAGATACACTGCTGAGATGGTGAGCGATCCAATAGCAAGACAAGCAATTCTTGCAGAAGTAGGGCTGGTATGATGAAATCGTTTATCCTCATGCTCATTGCTATCGTGATCGTATCGGTCGCGGCAGTTCCGGTAATAGCGCTCAATACGATCCGAAAATCGCTACGTCGTGAAAAGCTCAAAGAGTATTTTAAAACCATCGCCATCGGGTTCGATCAGGCGGGCGGATCTATCCTCTACGGTCAAGAGGATTGGACGGTGAGCAGTTGGACATATAACCTCGCTATGGGTGGCAATCTATCGGCATTTGAATTTATGAAGTTCATCGATCTGTTATTCGGAAAAGATCACTGCAAAAACAGTTTTTTTAAAGAAGCTGGTGAACTGAAATATAGAGCGGGGTGGATGTGATGGATAAAGAGATTGTGATGTGGCTCCTTGGTGGTCTTATTGTAATTATCGGATGGTTCGCAAATAAAAAGATAGTTGACCTTGAAAAAGCTGATGAGGGGCATAGAGTAGAGATTGCCGCACTTAAAGAATCAAAAGCGGAAATGAAACTACACATCGCCGAGAACTACATCAAACGATCCGAGATCAAAGAATTTATGGAGCGGATTGATATGAACCTACGAGAAATTTTCCAAGAATTAAAGTCAAAGGCAGATAAATGAACGAAGATTATAAAGGGATCAACCGTGATAAGTTCCCAGCTTGGCAGGGTTGGAAAATCATCGATGATTATTTAAAGATCGACGTATCGGATGATCTACGAAATCGAATGTGTGAAAACAATACAGAGCTTCAAGAATTGGTAGCTCAATTTCATCAAGGGGGTAAGTAATGGCACAGTTTGAAGTTGCATATGCAAAAACATCGAGAAATGAGGGCGGGTATGCAAATAACCTCAAAGACAGAGGTGGTGAAACATTTCACGGCATTGCACGTAAGTTCTGGCCAATGTGGACGGGTTGGGTGCTAATCGATGCAGAGCGCTCTAAGTTCCCATCCGATATTCATAATCCTAAAAACTGGAGACAAGTTGATAAGGTGCTCGAATCAGTTCCGCGCCTCAAAGAGCTTGTCCGATCATTTTACAAAGCTAACTTTTGGGATGACATCGAGGGCGATCGTATCAACTCCCAAGAGGTAGCAAATACTCTTTATGATTGGTCGGTAAACAGTGGTGAGGGTTCACCGGCTAAATCGATTCAGCGGATCGTAGGTGCAACTGTTGATGGAGATATCGGTCCCGCAACTGCCGTTAAGATTAATACCTATCCGGATCAATCAGCTTTACCAGGTATGTTGAGAGAAAAACGTGTGCAACTCGTCAAAGAGATTGTAAAAAATGACCCAAGCCAAAGCGTGTTTTTGGAGAATTGGGTTAGTCGTGCTCAAGTAGCATAAGGAGAAAATATGAAATGGTCAGATGTTACAGGTTTTATCGGTGATGCCGCTCCGGTGGTTGGAACACTTTTGGGCGGACCGGCAGGTGCTGCAGTTGGTAGTCTTATTTCCAAGGCTTTAGGTACGGAAGAAAAACCCGATGCGGTTATTGAAGCAGTTAAAAATAACCCCGAAGCACTCATGAAGATCAAAGAGTTGGAAAGCTCTCAGGCTCTTGCAGAGTTACAAGCAAAAATGGATACTTTGCGAATCGTTGCGGACAGCGAAAAAGCAAACATCCAAACAATTGTAAACGCTCAGGATATGTACAAAGCGAAGAACGAGCAAGCCGATAAAATCGCAAACAGCATTTTTACGTGGAATCTTCCGACCATCATATTCCTAGTTGGGGTAAATCTAGCGGCGATCAAATATATTTCTGATGCGGCGATGTTAGCAGTTGTCACAAACATTACAGGCATGGCGATCAAGACTGCATGGGATGAACGATCAACGGTATTAAATTTCTTCTTTGGGTCTTCTATGGGTAGTCGTAAAGCTCAGGAGTCTATGTTGGGGAAAGTGTAGTTAAATACCACAGCGAACCCTAGAAGAACGCTGCGGTATCGGATTATCTCCGATATCTTTTTCTGACCGTGAAAATATGGCACGGTGCAAAGGAATTATATGCAGCGACTTCAAGCCCCTTTCGGGTGGATAGGTGGTAAATCCCAACTGGCCGACGATATCGTCGGAATGATGCCTGAGCATAGATTATACGTCGAAGTGTTCGGCGGTGCTCTAAATATACTTTATCGGAAACGTGCTCCGATATCTCCGAAAAAAGCCGAAGTGGTAAATGATATCAACGGTGAGCTCGTAAATCTTCATCGATCGATCAGGATAAACCCGCAATCACTTTCGATGTATCTTCGCCGGCTATTGGTTAGCCGTGAAATTTTCGACGATATCGTCCATAAGCGGATCAAGCCGACAAATAACATCGAGCGTGCCGCGTTCTACTATTACTCACTCACTCAAAGCTTCGGTGCAAAAGGGACAAATTTCGCAATGTCAGCGAAAAGCGGCCGCCCGAAAGATTTGCACAAAAACTTCTATGTATGGGCGAGACGGCTCCGTCATGTGACTATTGAGAATATGAGTTTTGATAAGCTGATCCTAACCTACGATAGCCCGGATACGTTTTTTTATTGTGATCCTCCGTATGTGGACACCGAAAGCTATTATCAGAACACGGGCGGATTTGGTGAAACTGAACATCGACTACTCGCGGATATGCTGCACAATATCAAAGGGAAGTTTCTCCTGAGTTACAATGACTGCGACATGGTGCGAGAGTTATATTCGGATATGGTGATCAGCTCGAGCAGAGAGATTGATTATACGCTTGGGGGAGGGCATCAGAAAAAAGCGGTAAGGGAAGTGTTCATCTCGAATTATACAGATGAGAGTGTAAAGGGGGTGTTGTTTTAATGCGTGGCAACGGTTGCCATATAATCGTGATTTGTCGTTCTTAGTGACCAACTATATGACTATGTTATTAAGTAGCATTGCCGTGTATTAGGGCTTTTGCGTATCTGTTAATTAGTTGTTGACTACTTTAATAGTAGTGCCTATTTACCGCTATTT